ACGTTCCCTACCCCAGCAGCAGTCCCCGCCCACTTCATACCAATGTCGCAGTTCTCTAGCTCAAGATCGACCCATGTCCCCGAGCCATTCAGCGATATTCCAATATACGTTGCGCCAGCCGGGTCCGGGTCATACAAACCAGCGAGGCCGCATTGAATAAAACTATTAGGCCCCATGCCACCCTGACTGAAATCAAACCCAATAGGTGGAATGGCGTAATCAAGACCTTGGGTAAACCCCATCGACATCCGAATATTCACATAGGTGTTCAAGACATTGTTCGACCGGCCTGTTGCAATCGGCGAGCCGGGGGCTGGAGTCTCGATGTCTGCGTCCACAGTAAAGGTAAATGTGGTGGTATCTGTTACTTCAATAATAGCTTCGATATTCCACTTGCCCTCGTCACTCCCGGTGACCCCGCTAATATCCACGGTGGTGCCACTGTCATATCCGTGTGGCTCCGTCGCAATGAAGGTGGCCGTTGTTCCATCTGCCGTAAGTTCATTCGTAGCTGCTGTCGCCACCCCATAGGAATCAATCTTCCAGCCTGCATCGCCAGCGCCAGCCAGAAACAGATCAGAGAAACTCGACCGATTGACCCCCGGACCCATGCGGAGGGCATACTGTGTGTCTGCCATCCCACCGAACGCTAGATGCTCCATGACAATGCCGTTGAGATCCGTCCCGGCGTTGTCGATATAAAAGACATCCTTGCCTGCTGTTTCTTGCTGGATCACGGCCCCATTGAGGCGAGCCCCGGGTCCTACCTGAAACCCAGACCCAATAATCGAGATCGACTTTGACACCGTTAAGGTGTCGGTAATCCTGTAGCGTTGATGGGCAAGGGCGCTCCCTGCTGTCGCTGCTGGCACAAAGACAGTGCCGCCTTCTGGGCATGCATCAATAGCAGCTTGGAACGCTTGAGTGTCGTCTGTTGTCCCATTACCAACGGCCCCATAGGATTGGACGTTATAGACCCCCGTGATGGCTGTTGTAACGGCGTTCAGGGCTGGAACGAGTCGCGCTAACCGCCGACGGGTATCGATAATGCCGAGATAGAGATACCGGACAGCCCGCTGGGTAAACGCACCCGCTTCTTGCTTCACCTGTGTCAGGTTGAGATTCTGCCCGAAGCGTCGAACACCAGGCTGTGGCATCTACGCCTTCCGCATCTTCCCGAGGGTCTGGGCCAGGTTCGCCTGCCGCTTGGTCCGGGTTGACGCCTGTGACCCAGCCTTGAGCACGTTCCGCGCATATTCGGCGGTGCTTTCTCCCGCCGCAGCGGCCTTGCGTCGGAAGGCTCCCGGCCGCTTGATGGCCCCCGAAATCCAGTCCTTCTTTCGTCGCTCCATTATTAGCCCTGCAATCTCCGTGTGGCTCCCGGCAACACCTGATAGCCGAGGGTCATTCCCTCGAGGCTCCAACTCCCATTGGTCGAATCATCGCTGATACGAATCCGGCATCCGACATCCTGGACGTAGTCGCCGTTGGTCCCCTCCAGATTGATAATCTTCTGCACCGACTCGTAGGGCACCACGATATTGCTGTTCTCGGAGGTCTCAATGCCTGATGAGTCAGTGGGAGGGTCCGCGTCTGGGTCGGCTGTCGTAATTAACTGCAAGCCGACCGCCACCAGGGACCGGCTGGCGGCTCCGCGACTCACGGCGTCGTCTGACGAACTGCCACTCATCCACTCCACGGTGAGCGTGACATCCGTTTCCGCCTCGGCAATGATGTCTAGCCAGCGCCAGCGTTTGAGAAACGCCATCAGGCTGTCCTGCCCCTCGCCCCCTCCGTAGATCACCTTGGTGATCCATCGAGACGCGATGTCGTCCCCGTCGAACGAATCCCCGCTGAAGAACTTATAGGCAAACCCGCCCTTCCCGAGTTGGGCCTCGCCTGCGATGATGACCTGGGTGTCGCTGGAGGTGTCTACGATGGTGGCCGCTGAGATCGGCATCGTGGGCCACACATACCAGACGCCCCAGCGGTAGTTCCAGACCACCGCCTGGGTGCATTCGGCATTCTCGCCCGCCGGAGTGGGCCCGGGCCAGAACCAGACGACATGTCCGTTCTCGATATCATGCACCGCATGGATTTTCGCACGCTGGGCATACAGAAACGTCTTCAACGTCTCCTTGACCGGGGTGGAAATAATGGTGTCGTTGTTCCCATCGAAGACCCGAATATCGCCCATCGGGGTGAAATACGCCAGCACGACCCGGCTTGTCGTGACCTGGCCTCCCGAGGAGTCGGTATAGGTAGACCCGGCAGGGATACGCACCACCGACGCTTGCGACACCGCACCCGTAACCGCATTGGACTTGGCGTTGTCCCAGTCCATGATATCGGCAATTATTTCGCCGGTCCCTGAGACGGTCCAGATGGACCGCTCCAGGAAAGCGACCAATGCTCCCTCGAAATCCCCAATGAGTGCGGTGAGGAGGTCCCCCACCGAACTTTGATCGGTAAAATCGAGGTAGTTATTGGCCCCCACCTGATCGGGCTGGCCTGGGTCGGACCACTGAACCCGACGCGGATAGGTGTTGGTCCGTCCCCACCAGAGTCGCTGTTTGTGGGGTTCGCAGAGGTACGATCCGGTCGGTGGGGCATCGCCGTGCTCCTCAAGGGCGCGATTCGACAGAATATCCAGGTCTGACGCATTATCGGTGTAGGACGCGGTGGCCCAACCGTCGATAAACGTCATAAAATAGAACGTCGTGCCGGTGCCGGTCGTGCGATACAGCTCATAACCCGTGATGTCTGTGGCCGTAATGGTGCCGGTGGCTGGAGTCGTAGGAGACCCTGACACTGTGTAGGTAAACGTCATGGCGTCGTCATAGGTCACCGAAAAGGTGCCGTTATAGTCTGATTGATCGGCCCCAGCAATCGTAATGAGGTCACCCGTGCTGTATCCGTGGCTTGAACCTGTCGTCACGGTCGCTGTTGTGCTTACTCGGAGAATGGAAGAGACGCTCGTCGTGTTCGTATCCGCCGTCCACGACAGGTCGGCCTTCTCGTTCTGCACCTGAATGACATTCGAGGTCGCCGATCCCGCAGATCGTTCCTCAGAACTATTCATGCTGACCAGTTTCCACGTATAGGAGCCGTTTAGCTGGCCGCTTGCGGTGTTGATAACCCCAGTCGGCGTCGGAGACTGCGTCGTTGGACCGGCAGTCGAGAGCGCATCGCCGTCCCACGCTCGGGGAGCCACGACACCATCAGCAAAGAACAGCGTGTTGCCCACCTGGGCGAAATCAGGGATGGCCCCCACCGATCCGCCCCCCAGATCGTCAATGAACTCCCAGACCACCCCATCGTCGGTGCTATACCGGAGTTCGTACTCGTTCGTGCCATCGTCAAAGACCCCCAGCACCTGGCGCGTGATGGTGCCGTTGCTGTTGGTCTTCCGGTAGGCTCGCAACCCCCGCAGCATCGTGGCTGACCCGCCCGTCTTGGTGGTCACCGCCGAGGAGTTTTGCTTGGCGTAGCCCGAAATCTTCTTGGCACGGCCCAGTTTGTCTATCCAGAGGTTCCTCGAGCCTGACGAGGAGTAGATCGAGGGGAGCGCCACAGAGTGGATACCCTCCTGCGTCCCCAGAAAGACCGTGAAGACCTGAGTCTGGATGGGATACGGCATGGCTATCCGTTCATCGAGCCGCACTGCTCGGGTGCAAAGTGCATCGACATCACCGACCGGCAGATATCGGCTCGGCGTGTGCAGTCCTCCTCGGACCACTGGGGGTCACGCCGATGCCAGCCGGAATGCTCAAACGCACAGTATTTGGTGTTCGTATTCATGTTGACTTCACACCCGAGACGGCAGCGCAATGTGAGTGTCTCGTCGTCAATCTCATTCGGGAACTGCGCCATTCGCACCACGTTGGGTGGAAGGTCCCCATAGAGGGATTCGCCACCGTGGACATGGTCTTCCTCCCCCTCCCAGTCCGTATTCCCCAATGGGGGCGGGGCATAGTGAATGCCCACGTCTCGCCCGTGCCAGTTCACTTCGTTGACCCAGCGGTGGATGTTGGGGTTGCGCTCATCAGCCGAGCCCCAGACTTCGTTGAGTTCCCAGCTGAGCATGTAGAGACAGACATCCTCATGGGTGGAGTCCACCAGTTGCTGGGTGCGGGCAATGATGGTGTCGAGGTCCAGGTGCTCCAGGGTGGGCTGGTCAATGACCCCCACCATCGGAATCAGTCCGGCTTCTCTGGCCTCCCACAGGACCTCGATAAGCTGCGGCATCCCTTCCGGGGCGTAGGCATTGCACCCCCCGCTCGTCCAGTCAGGATGGCCGTTGCGTGGACCCCAGTCGTCCTGCTCCGCGTTGATGAGGACGTGGGTATAGCCACGGGCCACTTCCTCGGCGAAGTAGGCGCGGCGTTCGCCTTCGGGACGGGCACACACCGCCGGGGCAAAATAGCGTGAGGCCGGATAGAGAAAATTGCCCTTCCAGTTCCCGAGGGTGATCGGGACGATGGGGTCCGGCTCTGGAGGGGGCACAGGGTCGGGTGCAACGGGAAGGTTGACCGTTGCCGGGAGACTCGGCTCAGGGTCTACCGTGGTGGTATCCGACCCGTGGCCCCCAAAAATGGCGGTGAACACACGCAGGAAGAATCTAAGGAGGCCCATTATTCAGGGTCCGGTTCGGGGTCGGGCTTCAGGGGTTCGATAATCGGATAGCCGTCCTCGTCCGTCCAATCGGTCTCCATGATGTGCTGATCTTTCCGACTAGCGACCACCATCCATGACACCGTATCGGTGCAGATAGCCTCCTCGCAGTCGATGGTCAGGGTGCTACCACTCACAGTTCCGCGCACATGCTGCCATCCAGTTTCGTTGCTGGTAAAGCATTGCTCATCGCGGCAAAGCAAGACCCAGGTCCCGCTGGTCATCCCCGCAGCGTCATCCAAATCGACCTGAGCGGTGCCGTCCACCAGCGTGACCGTGCCTCGGTAGATGAGGTCACAGCGCGGGCCTTCAATGAACGAGTGAATCAGGTGATGCGTGTCGGTCTTGGCTGGCAGGGGATGGTCGATCTTGAATGACCCTGATCCCTTGGACAAGGCTCCCGTGACAGACAAGTCTTCAGCCATCGTGACATCGCCAGTCGCCCGCACTATGCGGAACGACTCCGTGGCGACATCGTTCACCAATCGCTGAAAGACGGGATCGCCGGTAGCAGCCAATCCCACTTGTAATCCATACGCCGCCGCACCCGATGCCCGCTGCGTGATGCGGAAAATGTCTAGCACGTTGTCGCCGCCGGACACGTCAAGCATTACATCAGGATCATTCACGCCGACGCCAACGCCCGTGGCCGCACCACCTGACGGCAGTAGGTTGATGTACCCAAACTCATTCTGAATATTCAGTGACGCGGTAGTGGCATTATTTGTGAAGTAAATCGCCCCTTCAGAACTATTCCCGGCGTCACCAAAAAATACATTCGCGGTGCTCGTCGCACCGGCCAGAATCGTGATGCCCGAGTTTCCGCTGCCTTCCACCACCAGTTCATCGGCATTGGCGTGGGCACTGACAGAACCAGCCGACGCAGACTGAATGTGTAACAGTCCGTCCATAGCCGTCGTGCCGATTGCCACCTTGTCTTCTG